ACGCGCATCGTCACACGGAAGCCGTCGCCCACCTGGACCACGTCGTCGACATCGGCCTGGCTCAACTGCTCGATGATGCGGCTCGCTTCGAAGGCGTCCACGTCGGGCGCATTCTCCTCCGGCACGCGGATCTTGGCGAGCAGGGTGGCGTCGGAGTCTGCCGAGTCGGGGATGGTCGTCTCGGAGACGCCGCGCCCTAGTTGCTTCACGATGACTTTCCGCTTCTTCTGGCGGTCGATCCACTCTTCGTCAGTCGGGAATCGCACGCGAACCGGCTTCGCGCCTTCGGGCGTGCGGAGGTGGATGGTGATGGGTTGCTTTGCATCAAACATGAACGTCCTCTCTACTGGCAGATCCCGTCCACTCCACACTTGGCCACGGCAGAGACGATGCCGTTGGTGGAGTCCCACATCGGCAGGCACTCAACCGACACCGTGACGATGCCGTCCGTCTCGCCGACCTCGGCGGTCGCAAACGAGACCTTGTGCCAGGTGACCTCAAGCGAGTTGTTCGAGTCGTAGGTGAGCGAGATCACCGCCGTGCCAGCCGTCTGCTGGCGCAGCTTGGTGAGTTCGGTCGAGCCGTTCTCAAAGCGGGCGACGAAGCGCAGCGTGCCCTGGCGGTTGCCAAACTCCATCCGGCCGCGGATGGCGCCGCTCGCCCCATCGCCGGGCGTCTGGAAGCCGGATCCGGGGAAGAAGCCGCCGTCCAGCCGGACGTTGTTCTTCCAGGATGTCTCGAGCGAAACGATGTTCTTGTTCGAGACGTAGTTGACGCCGTTGATCGAGAGCGCCAGCGACGCCGACGGCAGCAGCTTCTCCACCGTCGCCGCCGGCATGGTGATGCCCGAGGGCTCGACATACTTGCCTGAGCCGACAAACTCGACGGTGATCTTCGAGTTCGCGCGGCCGGGACCCGAGCCGATCGAGATGGTCCAACCCTCGACGGCGCAGCCCACCGCCATCCGGTCCACCACGACGCCAGCTCCCGGGCGGATCTGTTCGACGAAGCTGAAGTAAGGCAGCTCGGCTGCATCCCCGTTCGCCGGAAACAGAGGCGTGCAAGTGTAGGTGAGATTCGGCAGCGTGCCCGACTTGACCACCTTCCCCAAGCCGTAGGCCATGGCCCACGCGGCGATCTCCGCGCTGAGGTATTTCTCGAGCGTGCCGTTCACGTCCCACGAAGTCTGGAAGGACTGCGTGGCGAACTCGTGGCCCTTGCCGAACTCCTCGGCGTCGTTTTCGGTCGAGAGCTTCGGATTGGCGAGTGCGGCGTTGAGCTTGCGCAACTGCCACATCTGGACCGCAGTGTTGGCGGTCTGGATGTCGGCCTGCTTCTGCTTACCGAAGCAAATCTGGATTTCCTGCATCCGCGCGACGGACATCAGGGGTTACCTCCTTTTCCGTGACCTGCCGCCAGCCGCGCACCATCCTCGGCACGAGTTCGGCCGGCGTAGCTTCCACCTCTTCCACCTCGCCATCTGGCGAGCGCATAATGACGGTCTCAGTCATCTCCCATCTCCGCGAAACTCAGCGGCACTTCGAAATAGTCGAGACCCTCGGCGTCGGTCTGCCGCTGGATCTGCGGCAGGTCCATGGGGTAACAGGATGGATGGACCGTCGCATTGAGCATTGGCACACCAGCCGACGTTGGGACACCTTTCGTGATCAGCCGGAACAGCCGGTAATAGGCCGTGGGCGGGTCACCATCAAAGGTCTCGTGCGCCCGCAGATAGAGCGTGACCTGGTGCCGCCAGACGTCCACGCCTCCGAAACTCCCCGGCTGCGTTCCTTGCCAGGCGGCCATGAGCCCCGGCGCGGGCATTTCGTGGATTGCCGCCGCGAGGCTCGCCCGCTTCGGGTACTGATCGTGGTAAGCGAAGATCCGCTGCTCATCGCCCTCCATCTCGGCGACCAGTTCCGGGATGTCGCGCAGCAAGGCGACCAGGTTGTTGACGAGTTCCGCCGGGTTGATCATCGCTGCCTGCCTCCGAGCGACTTCTCGAGGATGAGCCTGGGCTTCATCGCCTCGAGCATCTTTCGAGCGGCCTCTACCACGGCCGCCTTGTTCTTGGGCGAAAACACCATCCACTCCTCGCGCTTCTGGTTGGCCCAGGCCTTGATGCGGTCCTTGCGGGTCGAAAGGTTGGCCTTGGCCCGGCTCTCGCTCACGGTGCGGACCTGGAAGTTGCGCAGCAGGTCGCCGGTGAACGTCAGGTTGCGGCGGTTTCCCTTGCCCTTGCGCGTCTTCCAGATCGCGTAGCGCTTGGTGAGCGGCTTGGCCGCGGAATCAGTGGGACCCTGCCCTGCCGCCAGCCGTGCCTTCACCGCCGCGACGCCCGCGCTGCCCAGTTCATACATCTGCCGCTGGCGGAAGTTGAGCAGATCGAGCCGCAGTTGCTTCTTCTGGTAGACACGGACGCTCGGCATGCATCGTCCCCACGGACTTCCGCGCAATTGACCGGAAGTCTCAGTCACCCGCGAATGAATTCCGGACAATTGTCCGGAATTCGGCTCTCTGGAAATACAGGCCCACTTGTGGAAGATCTTCCACAAGTCAGGCCATCTTGCGGAGCCTGAGCACGGCGGCGCCTTCCGAGTCGGCCTCGATGTCGAACACCTTGTACCGGACGCCTTCAATCTCCACCTCGTCGCCACCAGCGGGCGCCGCGGGCAAATCGGCCAGCCGAATGAACAACACTGCATAGACACCCGGCGAAGCGTCCTCGGCCTCCCGCGCCGGCTGAAACACCGCACGGATGGAGGCCTCGCCGCCAGTCTCCGGCAAGTAGGTGACCTCTCGCCCAAAGACCCGCAGGCAGGCCTCGTCCATCCGGTTGACGGAATCAGTGAAAGCCATCAGGAGAGGAACGCCCCGTTCAGCCGCACGCGGCCCGTGGCGTCGCCATCGGCTGCCGCCCGCACCGCCACGCCAATCAGCTTGTTGCTGGTCGAAGTCTTGGTGACGCGCTTGTTGGTGTTGTCCCAGTAGATCAGCGCACCCTGCGACCAGCCAGTGCTCGCGCCAGTCTCGCGGACCAGATCGAAAACGCCGGCCACCTGGAACTCGCCGTCTTCGCCACTCGCCACATCGGTTACGGCCACGCCGAAGATGGAGCCGACCAGCGCGCCACCGCCCGAGCTCACCGCGTAGGGCGCGGTGAGCGTCAGCGTCTCTCCACGTTGAATGAAGTTCTTCATCGCTCAGCCTCCTTGTTAGCTGCCCACGTTCTTTTGGAGCCCGCGCCAGTCGATCGCCTTGGCCCCGAAGTCCAGGCGCGCCTTGATCTCGACGCCATCCACGTCGAAGCCCTGCCGCGTTTCGATGTAGACGCCGTCCTGGCCTTCCAGATACGCGTACTCGATCGTGTCGATCTGATCCGGCGAGGCGAACAGATACCAGGCCGTCGTGCTTGCCGCATCGAGCCGCGGTTCGGCGATCGGCGTCAGCGCCCGGATGTAGTCGGGCACGAGGTCGGCCGATTTCGCGGGCGCGAGATTGGGCGCGATCATCTGGAATGCCGTCAACTGCAACGCCACCGGCACCACCAGATAGCGCGGCTGCACGTTCAGCACCGTGACGCCATCAAGCCCCTTCTGTTTGGCCATCGCTGCCATACCAGCCCCGAGTCCGGCCAAGGCGAGCGCGCTGCCCGCGCCGGTGTTGAGGTTCGAGTGGTTGGCGTGGAACAGCGTCACGCCGTCGCCCATCGCCGGGTTCGAGGTAATGATGCCCCACACCGTGTCGCTTTCAAGCGTCGCCGCAGCCACGCCGAAGCCCGCGGGGATGCGCGTGAAGGCGCTCAGATCGTCGTTGATGATCGTCTGGCGGGTGATCGAGACGATACGGCCATAGGTGGCGAGCTTGTAGGTCTCCTTCGATTCGGCGATCGAGCCGTGGGTGAACTCGCCCTTCTCATTGACCTTCATCAAGCTCGGCGCTTCGCCCAACTGCACGGCGTTGATGTTCTTGAAGTCCACCGCGGAGCGCCGCCGCGAGAACGGCAGGAAGGTGCGCGGGTAGGCTTCATAGGCCTGCCGCAGCGTCTTGTTGGCGACGTCGGCGAGGATCGAGGGAAAGTCCGAGGTCGAAAGCGCGAGCTTGGCGATCTCATGTCGCGGCAGGCGGCGCGTGCGCGTGCCGGAGAGTTCCAGACACTCGCGCGCCAGATCGAGCAGCGTCTGCCCGGTCCAGTCACGGCCGAGGTCGTCCTTCAAGGGGAAGACCGCCGGATCGTAGCGGTGCAAGAGCGCCGCCATGATCCCGGCGCGGCGCGACTCGGTTTCGTCGCGCGTGACCACGGCGGCGGCACTGCGGATTTCGGTCGTTCCCGAACGGTTGGCCGCATCGTCGATCGCCAGCTTGCGGAACTCCTCAACCGAGGTGCCCGCTT